GCTGCCGATGCCTCCTGAAGACGGCCCACCCCTCCACGTAGGCCACGATACGGTCCACGGGCACGCTTTGTCCTGAGGCGGTCTTGAGGGTGATACGGCCGAGGGAAACTGAGGGCGTACCGAGCACGAGGGCCCTACCTCCGTTATCGAGCGCTACGACGCCGACAGCGGGGGCATCGGGCTCTAAGCGAGGCCTATCGGGGTAAGGCTCGACGGCGAGGTAAAGAAGTGCGCCCCGGGGCACGACAGGGGCCAAGTCATCGGTGGGCATATAAGCGGTAAGCGTCGGCTCATCGCCCTCATCTCTTGCGACAGCGACGGCCGTCTCCCAAGCCTGCGCCCTTTTCTCATCATCAAGGAGCACTTCAGGCTCGACGTGGCACGACGGGGTTGCCGGGCAGAGGGCGGCCCTGCGCTCTTCGGCTGTTGTGGGGTCGTCCTGGGCGAGGGCCCTTACGACACCGGTCTCGCCATCTACGATAGGCTGTGTGCGCAGCGCCCACGGGTCGACGTTAAGCGCCTTGGCCAACGCTCGGACGGTGGCATCACGGGGTACGGTTTGCCCTTTCACGATGCGAGAGATTGTGGGCTGATTGACGCCTGATAGTCGAGACAGGTCATTGTGCGACAGCCCATATCTGTCAAGAAGTGTCTTGATGTTGCTAATAAAAATCGAAGTCATGTCGTATTTCTCTGTTTTCACGCAATCGGCATTATACGTAGACGTAATGCTTTTCTCATGCTTTGTATAAAAGTTTTTGCAAGTCTTTGTTAAATACTATACAATGCTTTTCTAATGGCACTTTAATGAGGGGAAGTAATGCTTAAAACAGCTAAAGAGATGGTAGCGGAGCTATATGGCTGGGGGATGTCCTGCGACCGTATTGCGAAAGAAACAAAACTTCGGCAGTCAATTATCTATCGGATTCTGAAACAGCAAGTTAAAAGGCCTCACCTCGAAACCGAACTCAAAATCCGCAACTTGTACGACAAGTACATCGGGAAGGGGGCTTAGGGATGTATATCGAACTGCCGCTATTGACCGTTGTAACCGTGCTCATCCTTGCTGTAGTTGTAGCCTATTTAGCCTTTAATTCTATTTTCGTGCACATACAAATAAAGGAACTCTGGCACGAGATTTCAAAATTACCTTGCGGCCGTGGCTTGACCACTAGTAAGACTTCAAGCGGAGCCTCGTTTGGGCGTAGTCGTACGTCGAAGGACAGTGAGTCTTTGAAAGCATCCTCGGAAGGGCACCATTGATGTATTCGGCTTCGATATGTAATTCCTTCTCTGGGACAGGGTGTCGTTATTCGGTACCCCGGAACGCTGATGCTTTTGTAGTGAACGGTGACATCTCCGGGGTAGAGGCGAAAAGCTATGTGAAGTCTGTCAGCTTTCGGAGTGAAAGTGGCAACGTCGGATATCCAAGGCTTTCCCATAGCGCGCAAACGCCGTTCGTAGAGGCCGAAGCCGACACTGACTATAGCTGCGAGGGCGGCAATCGTGCTGATGATTTCGACAAGTGGCACAAGTTTCTCCTTCTTGTTTGAGGTAATGGCTTTGACAACACAATTATCGCAGGCAAGAAGGAGTCCTTTTTAGGTAAGAAAAAATGATTCGTGAGCAAGGCGCGAAGTTAGTAAGCAAGGGCTATGCCGTCATTCCGGTCAGGCCCAACAGTAAGATTCCGAGTATCCCCTCATGGCAGAAAAATCCGCTTTCCGAGCAGGACTGCCTTTCCCGTCCGGAGGACGAGGGCGTAGGGCTTCTTTGCGGGTACGGCGACCACCCCCTCTTGGGAATTGACTGCGATATCGAGGACGATGCGGATCTTGCAGCATCCGTTCGCAATCGCTTCGATACGATTCTTCACTTTGAGGAAACGAACCCGATTCGGCACGGTAAACGACCGAAGTTCATGATTCTCGGGGCTATGAAGTCCGACGAGCGTTTCTCAAAGATGTCGTCTGTCAAGTACACCAAGGACGGTGGCAAAACGACCGTACAGGTCGAAATGCTCGGCGTCGGCCACTACTTCGTGGCCTACGGCATCCACCCGGATACAGGCAAAGCCTATGAGTGGGAAGAGGGTCTAATGGGAGCCGGGCCCGAGGACTGGAGTCCTTCTGACTTTGCCCCTATCGCACTTGAAGACCTTAAAGCGTGCATTGCCGCCTTTGAGGAGGAAGTGGCCAAGCGCGGCGGTTACCAACCTGTTGGCTCGGCAACCGGGAGCACGGAGGTGCTTGATTGGACGAGTCGGGAGCCGCAGAAAGCACCGATGGAGCTTAAGCCCCATTTCGTTGAGAAGGTCTTAGAGGACCTGACGACGGAAAAGAAAATCGATGCAGACAGTTACGACAACTGGCTCCAGGTCGGCATGGCGCTGCATCATCAGTTTGCAGGGGGTGTTGAGGGTTTGAATATTTGGGACACCTGGTCAGCAGCCTCTGCGAAGTACAAGCCCGGTGTCTGCGCGACCAAGTGGGCAACCTTCGGCAAGTACCCGGCCAAGATGAAAACGATGCGCTCGTTTGTCTACGCCTGGTACGCCTTGGGATTAAACGGAAAATACTCGTTTTGTGAAACGGGCATCGTTCACCGCATTATCCGAGAGTCGGGGGACAGGATTCGGTTTCTTGCCGACGCGAATCGCTTCCGCGAGTGCAACAAGCTTACCGGCCGTTGGATTGATACGGACGATGTCTGCATCCAGCATCAGGTTTTCAACCAGATTGAGTACGGCTTGGAAGACGAGGCCAAGGACATCAAGGAGCAGGGCTTTGAGGAACGAGCAACGGCTTTATTGTCTTTCCGCTCCAAGTGCCGGGCCTCGATGAGCCGTGTTTTGACAAGTGTTTGTAAGGACATGAAGGCGACGACGACGGCCAAGTTTGCTGACTTTGACGCAGATGCGAATCTGTTCGGTGTCGGGAACGGCGTTTTGGACTTGGCCAAGGGGCGCTTCTTGGGGGCAAAGCCCGAGCTCATGATTTCTAAGGGTTCTTTCGTGGACTATGTCGAGGGAGCGAGAAACGCCCGTTGGGAGCAGTTTATCCAAGAGGTTACCGGGGGTGACGAGACAACGGCCGATTACCTGCAGCGCGTCGTCGGGTATGCGATGAGCGGAGTGCCGAATCAGCACCTGATGTTCTTTTTAATCGGTCGCGGCTGTAACGGCAAGTCCGTGTTTCTCAACACGCTTTCGAAGGTATTCGGGAGCTATCACAAAGCCGTGCCGGCGGACTACTTCACGATGACGGAAAAGCAGGTACAGGGGACCGGAAAAGGGCCCGATGCAACGCTCGTGTCCATGGCGGGCTCAAGGCTTTGCGTGAGCGCGGAGACGGCGCTCGGCGCCTCGATGCAAGAGGCCGTGATTAAACGCCTCGTGAGCCGAGACGTCCTTACGGCTCGTGCTTTGTACAGTAACTCCGTGATGGAGATTATTCCGACATGGGTTTTGTTTGTGGCCACGAACCACTTTCCGGATGTGCGTACACGAGACAAGGGCACCTGGAGACGCATCCGAGCCATTGAGTTCGGCGTGGATTTTGACGACGGCAAGCACGAGATGGACCCGTGGCTTGAAGACAAGTTGGCACAGAATCTGCCCGGCATTCTCAATTGGTGCATCGAGGGCTATCGCAAGTACCGCAAGTACGGCCTTACGCAGTCCGATTCAGCGAAGACCTTTACCGAGCAGCTGCAGGAGCAGGGCAACTACATCGGCCGTTGGCTTGCCGATAAGTGCGTTAAGAGTGCCGATGCCGAGGTGCTGCTCAAAGATGCTTTCGCCTCGTGGCGCGCATGGAGTGCCAAGGAGGGCGGGTTTGAGTATTGCCCCAACGACAAGGTGTTCGGCCAATCGCTTGCGGAGTGCGGATTTAACAAACATAAGACGAACAAGGGGTTACTGATGCAGGGCTTTCGACTTCTTACGGACGAGGAGTTAGCTGCCAGGCAGGAAGCCGAGGACGAGGAAGAGATTCGGGAATTGTTTATTTAAAAGGAGGGAAACACATGGTCGATATGGTTAATCATCCGCCGCATTACGAGCAGCAGTCGATTCGTGTTGAGCCGATTGACATTCTGCAGTTTGCCCCGTTTGATCTGGGCAATGCCTTGAAGTACATCATCCGGTCCAAGCATAAGGGCAATGAATTGCTGGACTTGAAGAAGGCTGAGTTTTACTTGCAACGTATCGTAGACAATGAAAACTTCACACACCGAGAGCATATCAACTGGTTTGCGGAGCAGTACGGACACTTAGTTCGGCGTTTTGAAGGCTGTGAGACGTTCGAGTGGCATACGTGTGCTGATGTAACACGCATTCTTAATGATGTGCAAGAGCGTATTGAGACTCTAGAGAAGTGAAGGTTTGGGTTGTTCCGGAGGGAGCCGAGCAAGCATCCTTGCCCCCGCTTCTCGGCTCCCGATGGGCTTGGAGAAATCATGGACGAAAGAGAACGAATTATTGCGACGCACTACGGTTTGCGTCATCAGTTGGAAAAGACGCAAGAGGAGTTGCGTGAATTGAACACTGCAATCTTGAAGCATCTTGCCGGCCCGACACCGAAAACACGAGAGGCTGTGATTGAGGAAGCGATCGACTGCGAGGTGCTGTTCGAGCAACTCAAGTATCTATTGAGCGTGGGCGATCGAGAAGCCAACTTGTACAAGGATTTCAAGATTAACCGCCAGCTGGCACGGATCGGAGAATGGGAGAAGATACCCAAGGGAGGGGACAATGTCGGGCAATGACGAGTTTTTCGCGGACCTTGCTGCGTGTTACGACGACCCCTTAAGGTTCGTCTTGTGGGCGTTCCCGTGGGGCACAACGCCTGAGCTTTCGCTTGTGACGCTCAAGGAGCCGTGGGCCTCGCGGTATCCCGGTTGTAAGTACGGCCCCGACAAGTGGGCCTGCGAAGTCCTCGACTACGTCGGCGAGCAAGTTAGGGCCAACGCCTTTGACGGGGTGCACGCCGTTAAGCCCGTACAGGTCGCCGTGGCTTCAGGCCATGGATTAGGAAAATCAGCTATCACGGCATGGCTCGTCTGCTGGATTA